GCACAATGGTTTGCAAAGAACAAGAGAATTGTTCCAATTGGACAAGCACAAGCAGGAGATGTTGTATTCTTTAACTTTGATAAGACACCAACCGATACAGAACACGTTGGAATTGTTGTAAAAAATGATGGAAAAAATTTGCACTGCTACGAAGGAAACACTAGCGGAAGCTCAAAGGGATCACAAGCAAACGGAGACGGCGTATTCCTAAAGAAGAGAGCGTATAGTCTTGTAATGTCAGTTGCTCGTCCAGACTGGGATGCACCAGCGCCAAAGGCAGCTGCGGTAAAGAAGTCTGCACCAACAAAGAAGGCGGCCCCTGTAAAGAAGGCGGCAGTAAAGAAAAAGTAATGTACGAATACCATGTTAAGAAAGTGACTAACGTAGTAGACGGAGATACAATAGACGTAGAGATTGATCTAGGTTTTGACATATCATTTAGCTCAAGAGTCAGACTAGCTGGAATTGATACTCCAGAAAGTAGAACAACCAATAAAGCCGAAAAGGTTTTGGGACTTGAAGCTAAAGAGTATGTAAAGTCTAAGATTAAAGACGCCAAAGATGTTGTTATTAAGACAGAGAAGATGGACTCATCAGAAAAATACGGGCGTATCCTTGGATGGCTATTCCTAGATGGATCTAAAGTATCAGTCAATGAACAAATGATTGCTGATGGATATGCTTGGGGATACCTGGGGGATACCAAGGTAAAGGACTTTGAAGCACTTGCGAAAGCTAGATCTAAAAAGAAATGAAGCTAACAGAAGTAAAAGCAATAGTAGAGCAGTCTACAAAAGATGGCGTTCCTGCATTTTTTAAAAATTTAATACCTGTTACCCCATCTTGGGATCAATTTTTAAATCATTTTAATTATCAAGTAAATAAAGGCCCAGCAATAAAGGCAATGAACACTGCGCCAGAATATAAGATATTAAACGGTGTGTTACAAAAGCATAACTTTTACTATCAAGTAAGAGATGTTATCAATGAGCCAGGAAAATCTAGAAATTTTTTCCCAGAGATACTTGAGCTTAAGAATTTATTTGATATCATATATGAAGAAAATGCCTGGGGCGGAACTTCATTTATTAATTTTAATTCAAATGAGCCAAATGTTCCATCACACGCAGATGATTGGGTAAATGTACATTGGCAATGTCAAGGACCTACGGTTTGGGAAACAAGAATTAATTCAGAAGATACTGAGCCATCATTTGTATATAACATGGAGCCAGGAGATGTCATAGTAGTTCCTACTGGCGTACAGCATGCTGTAAATCATATTAGCCCTAGAGCTGGAATAGTATTGTCTTATCAATTTAAAGATAGTATACACAGACCACAGGCCGCAAACGAAAAAGGCACACACTCTAAAAGACCTTTTGTTATGCCAGAGAATTATTTTTGGGAATAATTAAGTCTAGCAAATCCAGCTAAACTAAACCTTTCACCATTTTTTACTTCTTTTACACCGTGCCTGTACATCATTCCAGCGGGGTGAACTACAATAGATTTTGCAATTGGTTTAATCTCTAAACCTGCTTTAGGATAATAAAGCTCTCCGCCATCGAAGTCATCGTTAAGATATAAAACAATACCAAGTTTAATATCAGGGGATAGCCCCGAATCGTGATGCTCTTTCATAAAATCCCCATCTCTAAACTTATATATATTGTATAGGGGGTCTAATACGTAGTCGGTTTGATAGTGATCATTTATTAAATATATACAACGGCTATGAATTTTATCTATTATCATTTTTGCTTTTTCTAATAAATGTGGGTTAAGCTCAAGCCAAAGCATTTGCTTGGTCCAGTCTCCGTAAGCAGCATTTACTAATTTGGCATCATCGCCTAGGCTTTTTCTATACGCATCCCACTCATCAACAGAAGCATTTTTTGCAATATCCAAAAGCACGTCGGCCTCTTCTTGGCTTACAATATCTTTTATCATTATTACATATTTATCTACATTGACTTTTTCCATACTTCTATTGTACAATATACTAGTGCCTTTTACTAGTAGGCACTTTAGGGACGGTTATGCCAGTATACGAATACAAGTGCTCATACGATGATGCACACGCATTAATGTCGGTACACAGATCTATTTCAGATGAAGATCCAGGATATACATGCGTTGAATGTGAGTCATCAATGACAAGATTTTTTACTCCGTTTGGAATACAGTTTAAAGGTAACGGCTTTTATAAAACAGATAATCCTAAGTAGTTTAAATTAACATTCTGCTATAATTAACAGGTAAGCAAAAATATTGCATTACCTGGGGGTTCCTTAGTTGACTAAGAAATTAAGAATATTTACAGCCTTCCTACTCTCAGTAGGTTGGCTTTTTGCTGGTCCCTCCCAAGCTAATGCTGCAGACACACTAATAAACGGATCTTTCTCGTCAACTGGCGGAGGGTGGTCTGGAGCAAATATTACTGGGGCTGTAAATAGTAATGATGCCTGCGCCGATGCTGGACCAAGCCTTGGAGTTTGGCAAGAAAATGCTTTAGTTATGTCATACGGCACAGACAGGCCAGTCACACAAGTAGTAGTAATATCTCAACCTTCATCTGTAGTATTTACAGTAAATGCTCGGAACAGATCAGATGTTCCTGGAGCACAAGCAACAATTAGACTTCAAGACTCTAATCAAAATAATTCAACAGGCGGCAACTATTCTACTAGTGGAATTAATAAAACGCTAACAGTAACAACCACATCTCCAAATGAAAATGTAACAATAACAATAAGCGGAACAGACGGAATAGGCTGGGCTGGATGCTACGGAACTATATTTACTAATGCCTCTTTATCTGTCACGCCAACAGTTATTAAAACCATTGGAGCCCCAAGAAATTTAACTATATCTAGCAATGAAACATCAACCGTACTATCCTGGCAAGCACCAGATACTGGTAACACACAGCCAGAAAGATATGCTATAAGTTTTAATTGCTCTGGGTGCAATGGCTGGGGAATTGCAACTGGAAATGTTGGCGGACCAAATTCTTTAAACACAACAATTACAATTGATCACTCCCTGTTAGACAGCCTTCGTCCTGCAGGAACAGTATGGTCATTTCATATTAGATCAGATAACGACACATTTGCCCTTTACTCTGCAAATTCAAATGTTGTTACTGGGTCTACATATGTAGCACCTACACCAACACCTACACCAACGCCAGAGCCTTCACCTACACCAGCACCAGAGCCTTCACCTACGCCAACACCAGAGCCTTCACCTACGCCAACGCCAGAGCCTTCACCTACACCAGCACCAGAGCCTTCACCTACGCCAACGCCAGAGCCTTCACCTACGCCAACACCAGAGCCTTCACCTACGCCTGTTGCAACACAAACACCAGCACCAGAGCCAATATCAACTGCGCCAACTGGACCAACTGAAGCAGAAATTGCAGCACAGGTAGCAGCCCAGTTATCTGCACAACAAGCAGAAGCAGCAAGAATACAAGCAGAAGCAGCAGCATTACTTGCACAACAAGCAGCAGCAGCACAGGCGGAAGCAAACAGGCTTGCAGAACTCGCTGCTGCAAATGCAGAAGCAAACAGAATAGCAGCAGAACTCGCTGCTAAAGTTGCAGCAGAAGAAGCAGCAATGGCTGAAGAAGCAGCAAGGATTCAAGCAGAGATAGATGCAAATGCTGAGGCTGATCGTATAGCAGCAGAACTAGCAGCACTAGAGGCAGAGCGTGAAGCAGCAGCCCAAGCAGAGGCAGATCGTATTGCACAAGAAGAAGCAAAAGCACAAGAAGAAGCAAATGCTAAAGCAGAAGAAGAAAGAGCTGCTGCAGAGCAAGAGGCTATGGAGCAAGAAATAGCAAATGCTCTAGCAGAAAAAGAAGCAGCCATAGCAGAAGAAGAAGCGGAAATTGCAGAAGAGTTAGCGGCAATTAAAGAAGAAGAAGAAAAGGTTGTTGAAGAAATAAAGAAAGCCGTAGAGTCTGGGGAAGAATTAACTGAAGAGCAAAAGGATATTGTAGTAGCAGCATTAATAGAAACCCTGGCCCCAGGAGAATCAATTTCAGTAGCAGAAGTTGTAGCAGCTGGAGTTGAACTTAAAGATTTGCCACCAGATACTCCAATTGAAGTTAGAACATCAGAGTCTGGCGAAGTATTAATTATTACTGCCGAGGTAGCAGCAAATATTGAATTAGTTACAGATCCAGGAGCATTGGTAGAGGCAATATTTACAGATCCACAAGCAGCACT